GCGAGTCCTGTTCCGCGTCATGGAGGCGTTGCCATTCCCCTTCCGGGTCAGGCTTATAAAAGCGTAGGTCGTCTTCCGTGACATGAACGGGAAGCGTAGCCTTGGCCTTGCCGTCAAGGGATTCGAGTTCCCGGCCTACGCCGATGAGGTGCCTGTCAGCTTCGATTCGGTTGATTTCCATGTGTTTTTCTTCCTTCGGTTACTGGTTGATGGGATGTTCCTCAGCCTTCTTGAACGGGGTGACGTTCACGGTCACGTTGCCATTGCCCCTGAGTTCCGTAGGGGACGTGCCGTCAAAACGGTACTGGTCGGGGCGGTTGTCGGTGAAGGACTCGAACAGCATGGGCGCGCCGTCCAGCTTGTCGAGCACGACCGGGATGGTCTGCGGCTCCTGCGGCTGGAGGTTGGTCGTCACGACCGCCTTGGATGCGATCAGCGTCCGGCTCTCGTCGGGCTTGAAGGTGATCTTGAGGGTGACGGTGCGGGGCTTGTCCGGCGGCGTGTTCACGTCCGCGATGTTGTCCGCGACCTTGGCAAGCGCGATGTTGACGGCTTCGACCACGCCGCCGTTGTTCATGGTTCGCATGTCGAGAGGGCTGCTCATGGCTCTTTCTCCTTTGGGTTGGATAAAAAGAAAGCCCGTTGTTACGCGGGCGGATTGGCATTGTGCCGGGGTACATGCCCCCCGGCTGGCTCTATGGGGACGGCGCGGGAGGTGGGCGCCGGAAGGTTAGAAAACTGTGACCATGCCGACCGTGCGGAGCATGGCAAGAGCCTCCTGCACGGTATCCTCGTACTTCGGCGCGTATTTGACGCTGAGGGTCAGGGTACAAGCCACGTTCACGGGCGGGGCGAAGGGAAAGCCCTCCTCCTGCTCAATGAACGAATCGGGGCGCGGCTCCGCAGGTTTGACGACGTGGGCGGGCTTGCTCTCTTCGCGGGCCTTGGCTTCCGCCGCATACGCCTGCCCGATGATGCCCGCGGCGTCCTCGCCGGAAATGTCCGGCGTCAGGCAGGCCGCAAACTTCGACAGGGGAAGCGCGAAACCGTGTTGTTCCGCCTGAGCCTTTGCCGTGGCCTCCACCAGCGCGATGCGGTCGGCTTTGGCCTGTTCCATCCGGCGGGTTTCTTCGCACTCCCGCCTGTATGCGGCGATGATCCGTTTGATATCCTCGTGGATCTCGGCTTGCCGCGTGGACTTGTTCAGCCATGAGGGGTTGATGGGGATGTCCAGTTCCGGCACGCCTTCACAGCTCTTGATGTTGTCGACGGTAAACTGGACGGCTGCGCGTCGGCCTTCACGGTCGCGCCGCTCGAAGTCCTTGACCTGCATGTCCAGCGCAGCGCGGGCATCCACGATGCGGGCGATCAGCGCCTTGACCTCGGCGTCGAACCCGTCCAGCGGCCCGGCAATCCGCCGCTTGATGTCCTTCCGGGCGTTGTCCATCCGTTCCCTGAGCCTGTTCAGCCCCGCCATTTCGTTCTTGATGGCGGGCACGTCGGCTTCCTGTACCTCCAGCCCCGCATACTGCGCGAGGACGGCATCCAGCAGGGCGGATACGGCGTCCTTGTCCCACGTGATGACCAGCGGCGTCGCGGTGACGTTCAGGTCCAGCAGGGCGAGCCCGGCGGGTTGCTCCTGCGCGGGCGGGAGGGCTTCCAGAATTTCTGCGGTCTGTGCCATATTCTATCCTATTGGTTTTGCCTAAAAAGGCACGTCATCGAGGCCGGAGGCTTCGGAAGGGAAGGCGGGGCCGAGGTCTTCATAGTCGGCGGAGTGCCGCCTTTGTGTCTGGCGTCCGCCTCCCTGTCGGCCCTGTTGCCCGTCGCCGTCCGCCTTGCGGTCGAGGAACTGGACGCGCTGCCCCTGAATCTCGGTGACGTAGCGGTCCTGCCCCTGCTGGTCCTGATACTTGCGGGTGGAGAGCCTGCCCTCGACGAACACGAGGCTCCCCTTGGCAAGGTACTGCGAACAGGTTTCGGCCTGCCGGTCCCAGAAGACGACCTTGTGCCATTCCGTCTTGTCGACCTTTTCGCCCCGGTCGTTGGTGTAGCCCTCATCCGTAGCCACGTTCAGGCTGCATACGGGCTTTCCGGCCTGGGTGTAGCGCATCTCGGGATCGCGCCCGAGCCTTCCGATGATCATCACCTTGTTGAGGCTGCTCATACAATCTCCTGCTGAGGGAAAGAAAAGCCCCGCCTGATTATCAGGGCGGGGCTGTTGTTACGCGGCGCGTTCCTTGTCCTGCGCTTCGATCTTGCGCTGCCGTTCCCGGTAGGCGGCGTAGATGGCCCCACTGTCCGGGTGGTTTTCCGGGATGCCGAGCCGGGTTGCCGCCTCCTTGAGCGCGGTTACGGTTTCCGCCGCTTCAAAGGCGGCGATCACGGCGTCCAGCGGCACGAATTCGGGCGGGGTTCCGGCTTCGGCCTCGACCTTGGCCTCGATTTCCCGGCGCTTCTTGCCGAACATGTTCTTGACCGCCTCGTAGTCCGGGTGTTCCTCAGTAATCCGATGGCGGTTGTAACAGGCGACGAACCCCGCACTGTCCCGCACTTCGCTCAACGCCTTGGCGAGGGCGGCGAGGTTCACGCGCTCGGGCTTGGGCTGCGGGGCGGACTCGGGGGTATTGCGCCGGGGCGGTTCCCGGTCGGCGTCCCGCCTCCATGCACCTTCCCCGTCGTCATCATCGTCGGCCACCACGCCGACCAACGCCGAAAGGGAATAGCGCCGGGCGTAGGTGATGGCGCTGCCCATTGACTGCACAGTGTTCTTGGAGCCTGTATTGTCGTATGGCATCCTGCATTCCGATGCCAGCCATTGCCCCGACTCGTGCATCAACATGGTCCTGACGTGCGCGACTCCCTCAGTAGGGAGGACAATCTGCGCGATGGAAAGGCCGTGCTTCGGGAGCACCTTGCGGACGGCATCGATCATCGCCGTCAAGTCAGCGTATTTACGCGAGAGCTTCCCCTTTTCCCCGATGGCTGCCGTAGCGTTCTTTTCTGCGGGCTCAAGCTCTCCCTGCGCGGCGGCAAGGGCCTTCGCCAGTTCGTTGATCTGTTCGCTATGGGTATCGCACATATACTTACTCCCCGCCTTCTTCCGTTTCCGTGTGCTTGCGCCGGTTCCGCGCAAAGGCGGCATTG